TGAAGAACCACGGTTGCGGGAAAGTTAACACGTTCTGTGATAACTGAACCCACGGATGCATCATTAAATTGCTTCCACAACCTGACAGGGCGAGATAGACCCTGATCAAATGTTTTTGGTTCCTCTCCGTCACCATGTGAAACGATAAGAAATTCCCCGCCGGGACGAAGCACTGTTATGTCCAATTCGAGACTAATCAGCCACACTTGACCTTTCCCAAGGAACATTGACTTCAGGAGACTCTTGATGGAGCCACTTTCATCGGAAATTGGATTTGTCGCTGTGTAGGTGATACCGATGACTTTGACCATGCCGGAAAATGTTTGTGGAACCGTAGGCTGTAGAGCCGGAGGTCCCGTATATGAAACGCTTTGAGTGTTGGGAACAACGCTAACGACAGGTGCAGAACCGTCAGACATGTTGATACTAGATATGGTTTTCGGCCAGCAATTGGTGTACAATGCATTATAGGTCTATATCGCCCATCTCATCTTCGAATGACAGATTATTGTCGGGAGCAGCTACCATTGAACCGGTTTGCAATGCTTCCCAATATCGATCATAATTTTGTTGACTATTGAAGATTGTGACAGGAAAAGCTGACCAATTTATTGTCTTTTGATAACCCAATTGGCGTCTAGAGTTGAATAGAATGTTGCTAAGAACTGATAAGCATTCCAACTCGTGTCCGGTCAATAAGATCGGAGCCCATGAGCCCAATCTATATATCGTCAACCAGTCAAGAGTGTAGCCTAATAGCACATCCTTCGTCTTGCCGCGTTCAACGTGGACTTCCAGCTTCCTGAGAAGAACCTCTGGGTCTTTGAACACCCAACCTTGACTTTCCAGGAAACCAACGAATGACCCACGATCTGGGTACACTTGTACTTTCTCGACGGCCCTGTCCATATGGATCCAATCGCTCCAGCTTGGTCTAATTGCGAATCGCCTGTACATTAAGAGATCGTCCCCACCAAATTTGCCTCGTTCACCGGGTGTGACATCGTACTTAGCCACGAATCTAGCTATATTACCCAGTGTATTGGCGAGGAATGTGAAAATCTCTCCCGAAAATGTCATAAGACCAAAATGCATGCGAGCTGTTTGCTTGTCCAACTTATCCTCGACGTAAGCGTCTATGATTTCATCTGGCACGCCGAAATGTCGCATTATGCAACTGAATAAGGTCACGTAAGCGCCACTCATGGATTTCTCCTGTTGTTCGAGGTCGCTTTCCCAGTA